CTTTCAGTTCCATTATCTGACTCTACAGTATACGTTCTTGGCATACCTGAAGTCGAACCTCCTTTTATTTCAAATAAATTACCTGGAGTTATGTATTCTAAATGATATTTAGTATCTCCTGATAATATATGAAATGATCTAACAGCAATAAATCCTGTTGGTACAGTTACTGTTTCAGCATTAATAGTCACATCATCATTCTGTTCCATCTGTCTAATTCTTAACTTAGCATTCATATCTGCTTCTACAAGCTTAATGAAATCATCTTGTATTTCAGTTGTAAGATCTGATCTATTTAAGAAGTTAGCTATTGATGATTTTAATTCTGTGTATGTTGATAGTGCCATTACATTCTTCCTGATGCTGTTCTAAAATAACGATACTCGTTACTGTTAAGTTTTAATTTTAAAATTTTTCTTCTCTCTATTAATGGTATTCTCCACCAGTTATTAGTGCCATTATATTCTCTAGCCCATAGTTCTAAAACCATAGTTGGAATACTAGCTACACGTTTAAGGTCTTTACTTTTAGTATAACCATCATTGAGTGTGTATAATCTTTTATTCTTTTGAAGAATAGGATTAACATCTTGTGATCTTTTTACTGTTACCTTACCATCAGACTCTACAAAATATTTAGTTCCGTCTGATTCTTTTGCTCTTAATATCGACATTACTCACTTAATTGAGTTACGTAAACATTAGCAGAACCAATAGCAGCTAGTTTCTCACCTGGTGATACTTTGAAGTATTCATAACTTTTAGATTCTAAAAAAATCTTAGCATTTGTTGCTGTTGGATTAACACCAAACTCAATATGACAATCTGCATCTGCTATAACTCTAACGTATTCTATTCCGTCAGCAAAAGCAGCAGTCTGAGATGACGTGCCTGAAGATGCTAATTTTTCAGTTGATGTTGGTTTCATTGCTATGTGCATTTATTTCTCCTTTAGTTGGGGGTGTTGCCACCCCCTAATTTATTATCTTCTTATCACGAATGTAATAAGACATTTTTTAGCTCCAGTAGAGCCACCATCTGTAATGATTTCAATTGTACCATCTTCTTCTACTCTGTTAGCAGCAGTAGGTTCAGATGAATCTACAGTTCCAGCAGCTGATCCTGAATGTGCAACAGTAATGCCACCACCAGTTATAGCTGTTCCACCGATTTCAAAAGATAGGGCAGCGTTCCCACCTGATATAGCACCTTGTAATGCAGAGATAATTTTAATTACTCTACCACCATCAGGTACTGCAACAAATGTAGAAGATGCTGTACTAATATCTTCGATCTCAGCAGTTAAAAAATAGTCGTTTAATGTTCTCATGTTTTCTCCTTTTTATGTTCCGTATTATTGACCTCTTAATACTTCATATTTGGATTTATGCAAGGGGAGTATTTTGAGGTTACTCCCCTATACATTTATAGATTATGATGTTGTTAGGTCGAATACTCCACCTGAAGCACCTTCATTTCTAGAGATCAAAGTAAGTTCAGCTAAAAGCTGTCTTTTCTCTGAGTCACCAGTTTTTGAAAGTTCATGCATAGTAAAGTCTCTTAAGAACCCAACTGCCCAGTAATCCATGTCTAGTACTAAAGCGTCTCTTTCTCTAGAGAATCTGTTAGGTACTACTTCAAGATCACCGAAGTCAGAAGAATACACATCGATTGAAGTGTATAAAGTCTTATCTTCAGAAGCATCAAATCTTGTAGATCCACCTGTGAATCCTGAGATTTTTTGCTTATTGAAAGGGCCTACCATGATTACAGATGGGTTACCACCTGAGTTCCATGTACCTTTAATAACGTCCTTCAACATAGCTTCTGTTAAGCCTCTTTGAGTTCCGTCATTTCTAGCGTCAGAACCATCAGCAGCTGTTGGAGATGATCCATCAGAAGCTAAATTATCATTTGTTGCAATGAAAGCTCCGATTGAACCAAATTTTCTAGCAGTTGATGCGTTACCAGCAACTCTTGCTTGGTTAGTTAATAAAGTAGACTCGATGTCTCTTTTTAACTCTTTTGATTTCTTAGCTATTTGGTATGCAAGTTCACTTGCTCTACCAGCTTTGTCTACTGCTTCTTGTGTACCAGTAATTACAACAGTCTTATCCATGATCTGTGTGTGGTTACCGATTCTTACAGTAGCAGTTGATGCATCTAGAGTAGCTTCGTCACCTTCTATTACTGCATTGTTAGTTGCAGCAGCAGCTAGTGTATCTGTTTGCCACTCATGCAAAGTGTTCTTTACCTGCTCTCTCGCAGCTGCACTCATGAAAGGAGTTTCAGTTGGAGCGATAGAATAAATCACATCTTGCAAATCTTCTCTGATACCTACTGCATCGTACGTATCAAATGTGTTTGTTGGTTGTGCCATGTTTTATCCTTATTTTTTTCCGATTATTTCAAGAATAGCAGAATGAGCATCATTCATCTTACCTGATTTTCTCAATCTACCAATTTTTTGTTTAACAGCAGCACGTCTAGAATCCTCCATTTTAGGAGTTCCTGATTTAACAACTTTAGGAGCAGTAGTTACTTTTTTAGCAGTAACTGGTTTGCTCTTAATATTTTTAAATTCCATAGCATCTTTTAGAACCATAAGGAATCTATGATCTGCTAGTGAACCAATCTCTTGATCATTAAATCCATAATCAGCGAGAGTTGTTCTCATCTGAGTTCTGAATTTTGTTGATTTTTGAGGATCACTAAATTCTGGAATTTTAGTTGCAGCTAACTTTTTTTGTTCATCTAGATATTGGTTATACTGTTGTGCTTTAACAGCTTCAGCTTGTTGCCTTAACTTGTTAAAAGATTCTCTTTGCTGACGCATTTGAAAATCTACTTTAGCAGCAGCAGTAGGATCTTCTTCATATAATTTTGGAAGATCAACATCAGATGATTGACTGATATATGTATTGGCAACACCAATTAAATCATTCAATTCTTTTAGCTTACTGTCATACGTTTGACTAAGACTTGTCTTTTGTTCGTCAAGGATTCTTCTTTCCTCAGCTAAAGCATGAGTCTTTTGTCTATAATCTGAGTCTCTTGAATAACCTGATTTCAATTCGTCCAAGCTGACCTCTAACTCTTGACCTTGTACTTTGACTCGGTGGAGTGAAGGTTCTTGTATTTCTTGTGATTCGGTTTGTTCTGTCTCAGTTATTTCAGAGCTTTCAGTTTCAGGTTTAGCTTCCTCAGTCTCGGGTTGGCTAACTTCTTCAACAACATCAGGTTTAGTTTCTTCAACTGGTTTTTCCTGTGTTTGCTCTTGTGGTTCTGTCTGTTTTTTCTCAGGTTCTGATTGTCCTGCTTGAGGGTTCAGTAGTCCTGATATTTTATCAGCAGCACCTTGCATTGTTTTATCTACTTTCATAGATTTCTCCTTTTAGGTTGATCGCTTCCTGGATTGGATTGGCGAAGTAGACTTCTAATTACTTAGTTAAGTCTTGTAGTTGATCTAGCTCTTTGGCAGCTAGTTTGCCTTCATTCATCACAGACTCAAGATGTCCTTTGATTTTCTCGACCATATTATAGGCCATCCAAAGAACTTGTCTTTGATCGTGATCGCTGTAAGACGTATTGAATATTTCTTCTCTATAACGAGTTTTTAAATAATCAAACGCCTCTTTCATTAGGGGTTCGTCTAGAAGTATTTGTGCCTTCTTCCCCTCTGAAATCTGTTTGTTTAGATCCTTTGTCATTAAAGAACTGTTTTTGACCTTTCATTATCTCTTTAAATAAATCACCTGATTGTCTTACTTGTTGTTGTTCTATCATAGATCTATTACGCATTTCAAGCTCATTTATCTTAGTACCATATTTAAGCTCCATTTCTTTTACTTCAAGCTCAAAGTCTAATAATTTCTGTCTTAATGAAGCTTCTAGTTTTTTCATCTGTACTTCAGAATCTAATATAGCTCTTTGGTTTTCACCTTGTACTTGAGCTAATGATACTTTCTCAAACTCTGTTGGTGGTTTTGGTGGAAGTTGTGGCATTTGTGCTGCCCCTACTTCAGGATCCATAAAGAATGGTTCTACACTTCCAAGACCTGCATTCTCTACAAGTTTTTGTAATGTAGAATAAATATTTTTAAGATTAACAACTGGGCCATATACGTTTTGTTGTAGTTGAATAGCTTGTAGTTGTCTTTGTAGAATACCATTAAGAAGTATAAGTTGTTGTTCTTTTGAACCTGTACCTAATCCTACTTTAACAGAAAGATTAACTCTATCTCTCCATTCGTATGGAGTCATAGGAACAAACTCACCTCTTATTCTAACTAATTTTTCTTTTTGTTGATACTTGCAAAGTAATTCAAATATCTTAACACCTAGATCTTTAACACCAGTTTCTGCAAATGTTCTTGCAATCAACTCCATTCTCATTTGAGATTGAGTTAATACTTGGTTCATACCAGTTGCAGTATCTGTATTTAATTGATCTGCTTGTAAACCTTGTGCAGTTTTTGTAACGCCTGATCTAGCTTCTCTTACAGAATCTAAATAAGCTAATAATCCTGAAGCTTGTTCTGTAATAGGTTGAGCTGTCATAACCTGCATAACATTAGAAGGTGGTTGTTTAGTTCTTACGATACCACCTGGTCTATTTGTTAATAGGTCATCCATAGCTACTTGACCATCTTGAATAGCTATTCTGTTATTATTAGTTAGATACATATTATCTAACATCTGTCTCATAACAGTAGATTTAATTAATTGTATATCTTCAATAAGTTCAGAAACAGATCTACCATAGAATCTATGAGGCATAATGATTGGTGTCATTGAAACAAAAGGTATTGAATCAATTTCATCCATAGCTAAAATTCTATATGCTCCTGTACCTGCAAGACAAATTTTTAATAGTTCTGATTTACCATCACCATTAACATCTAATCTTACATAACACTCATGAATTAAAACTTCATCTGTAGAACTATCACCTCTATCTTGTGGTGCAGAAAAATCTGTATCTTGGTATCTAACTTGTCTATCTTCTAAATAATATTCTGCATCACCAGTAGGTAGGTTATTTACAATATCAGGATCATAACCCATCTCTATTAATTCTGTTCTAGTCATATTAACTCTATGACAAACAAAGTTAGCTGTATCTATTGATTTAGCTCTACGTTCAATTAAAAATTCTTCAGGTGGGATTGGGTCAATCTTTACTTGACCATACATTCTAGTTTTATGAATAACAACATCATGGAATTTTACTTTATCAATAACCTTACCATTGTCATCTTCAAATTCTTCTTCGTATTCTTTATGCTCTGTAACTGAAACTTCTTTGTCTGCAATAAGAAGATTGTATTCATCATCAGTTAATCTTTTATATTCTTCTCTTGTAGTTTTTTCAGAATCATCCCAGTATACTTTTAGGATACCATTCTTTTGTACAAGTGCATCTTTGAACGCTGTATAAATAGCAGAAAAACCTCTGTTCTCTTTATAGAAAACATGGTTAATATAATCACTAGCTTGTTTAGCTACCTTTTCATCTTCAGGCCCAGCAGGTTCACAATGAAAGATATTATCTCCTGCTGTAAAAATTTTCATAAGAGAAGGCATTAAAGATTCTACAGTATCAGAAACATCAGTACTAACTACTTGAGATCTACCTTCTTGTTCATTACCAAAAGGTTTACCTAAATAGTATTCTAATGATTTTCTTCTACGTGTAACTATCTCACCACCAATGTAACCTGATGATGCTCTAAGCTCTCTATTTAATATTGATATAATTTGATCTTCTGTCATACGATATATTTATAATCTACATTTATGGGTCTTTGCCAATCTGTTGTGTCTATTGGATCATGTACGCATCCGTATCTAAACGCATCAGCTGCATGTGAACACCAGTCATGCAATGGTTTATTTTTAAAAACTTGGTTCTTCTCATCCCATTGTTTACGATATTGTCTTAATGCATCTAAACCTAATTTGCATTTTTCTCTATCAAACCAACAATGTGGTAAAGCATTCCTAACAGATTCTATGCCATGATCAACCTCTAATTTAGGTGCTACCTCAAAATCTATTCCTAGTTCCTGAGCAACTTCTAACCTAGATTTACCAGTACCAAGCTCTCTTGCTTGAATATCATGAGGTGCGATATGTCTTTCATAAGCATAGTTTTTATCTTCTAAAACATCTGCATAATGAGCTAAAGACTCACCTGAGTTTTCATAGTAATCTATGACGTGTATTTCTTCACCTACTCTTTGTACAAACCAAATAGCTGTCGAATCCCCGATCCCTAAATCCCACCATGTCTCAACACCAACGTGTTCCTCAACAGGTATACTCCCAATTCTTTTTTCGTTATCAGCTTTGGTTATTAGTTTTCCATAATAACTACCACTTACAGCAGCTGTAAAAGAACATTCAAACTCTTGGTTATATTGTTCTTCAGTCATTATAGACTGAGCATCTTTTAATTCTTCTTCAGGTACTACACCTGTTTCTGATGCTCGATACATTTTTGCAAACCAGTTCTTAGCTCCTCGTTGTGCAAAATCGTAAACTTCCCAAAACTGATTATGACCCATAGGAGTTCCTATGAACATAACCCATCCTAATGTGTCAGCAACTGCTGGACGTATAATCTCAGTCCAAGTTCTTGGTGCCATGATAGCAAACTCATCCATCACAACTCCATGAAAACCAACACCTCGTAATGAGTCAGGGTGGTCAGCTCCAAATATTTGAAGCGTAGATCCGTTAAATAATTCTATTTTTAATTCTGTTTCGTTTTTACTACCACCTAAATACATTAGTGGCTTTGTATATATTTTTAAATATTCCCAAGCGATAGATTTCCCCTGTCGGTAGGTTGGTGCAATGAATGC